GTCAACATACTTAGTTGCGTAATTTTAGCAATACCAATGAGTAATGACAGTTTGCTAGAACAAATAGTAGGTCGAATAATGCGACCACATCCAGGTAAATTAAATCCAATCGTAGTAGACATTCAATTTAGCGGTTGGGCCGATAAAAAACAAAATAATGATAGGCTGGGCCTTTATATTAAGAAAGGTTGGGAGATCATTACGGTATAGAAATTTTAACTTGCTAAACACAAGTTGTTATGGTATAATATACTATGAATCAAAGAAAAAGTTTTCGTTTCGACTTTAGTAAATTAGAGCGTGCCGCTAAAGGCGATGCAGTTAAATTAGTACAATTACTAGAAGATTATTATAAAGGATTCGACATTAAATTAGGCGGAGGAAGTAGTTATTTAACTAGCCCAGGCCAGCTTTTCTTTGATCGTAATACAGATATACTATTTAAATCGCAGTATATACAACTAGCGGCTCGTAGGAGTTATCAGCACTATAAAGACTTAGGTTACAAATTTTTAGATTTAAGCTACTATCCAGACCTAAATATTAATGCAATAAAATACAATCCGCTACTAACAATCGACAACAACAAACTATACTTCAAATACGAGGAATAAATGGCACTTAGTTTTAAACAAACAAAAGGTAAAGCAGCTACAAATAAAGTAGAAACTTATGAATACAAAGACGGTGAAAATACCGTTAGATTAGTTGGCGGAGTTTTGCCACGTTATATTTACTGGACTAAAGGTACAAATAACAAGGATATTCCTATTGAGTGCCTAGCATTTAGTCGTGAAAAAGAAAAATTCGACAATCTAGAAAAGGATCATGTGCCAGATTATTATCCTGATCTAAAGTGCAGCTGGAGCTACTCTATTAACTGTATTGACCCTAAGGATGGTAAGGTTAAAGCACTAAATCTTAAAAAGAAGTTGTTTGAACAAATTCTTACAGCAGCAGAAGATTTAGGCGATCCTACAGATTATGATACAGGTTGGGATGTAGTATTTAAGCGTCAAAAGACTGGCCCACTTGCGTTTAATGTTGAATACACACTACAAGTATTACGTTGCAAGCCTCGTGCCCTTAGTGACACTGAAAGAGCGGCAGCTGATAGTGCACAAAACATTGATGAGAAGTTTCCAAGACCTACAGCTGATGAAGTTAAGGCTCTACTAGAAAAGATTACTACACATCAAGAAGATGATGAAAGTACTACATCTGAGCAAGAAACTATCAAAGAGTTAGGTTAATATTGGGCCCAGTAATTTCGGTTACTGGGCCATTTATTTTGGAAAAACAATGAAAGTACTATTTACAGCTGATATACATATAAAATTAGGACAGAAAAATGTACCAATAGATTGGGCTAGAAATAGATACAATTTATTGTGGCAACAGTTAGCGGTACAGCAAATAAAAGCAGATGTATTTATTATAGGTGGAGATATATTTGACAAGTTGCCTAGCATGGAAGAGTTAGAAGTCTATTTTGATATGATTAGTAACTGCAACGTACCAACTATTATATATAGTGGTAATCATGAAGCAGTTAAAAAATCTACCACATTTATGACTAATTTAGCTAAAGCTACCAACCGTATGAACCGTAAAGTTATAGTCATAGACGATTACTATAGCGATTACGGTATAGAGTTTGTTCCCTATAACAAACTAAAGGATTTTGAGCAAAATAATCCTTGGCCAGAAGGTGGCAACGTACTATGTACTCATGTTAGAGGTGCAATACCACCACATGTAACACCTGAAGTAGACTTAAAAATTTTTAGTGGCTGGGACATTGTCTTAGCCGGAGACTTACACAGTTATGAAAATTGTCAGCTAAATATTCTCTATCCTGGTAGCCCTATTACTACTAGCTTTCATCGTCAACCTGTTGACACAGGTGTAATCTTACTAGATACAGAGACTTTAACACATAATTGGTTAAAACTAGAATTACCCCAGTTGATAAGAAAAACTGTTGGGGTAAATGACCCTAAACCGCCAACTGATTACCACCATACAATCTATCAAGTTGAGGGTGATTTGCAAGAGTTGGGGGAGTTAGAGGATAGTGACCTAATTGATCGCAAAGTAATTAAACGCACAAGTGATGTGCAATTAATGCTAGAATCCGAGATGAGTTTAGTTGAAGAAGTTAGAGAATATTTAAGATATATTCTTATGCTGCCTGAAGAGACTATTGAACGTGCTGCAGTTGAGGTGCAAAATAATCTGGATAAGATAGAACAAGAATGAACGATATATTAGAACAATACGAATATCATAAAGCTGTTCCCAGTGATATAAATGAAAATTTATACATTCTAAAAGAATTAACAGAACAATGTGAACATGTTACAGAATTTGGAGTACGTTGGGTAGTAAGTACTTGGGCAATGCTAGCCGGTAAACCTAAACGCATGATTAGCTATGATATAAATTATCATATCAATATGGAAGCACCTAAAATATTAGCTAGAGCTGCTAATATTGAGTACGAGTGTTATATAAGAAATGTACTAGATACTGACTTAGTAATAGAGCAAACAGACCTATTATTTATTGACACACTACATACCTATAGCCAATTAACAGCTGAACTAGCAAAACATGCTGGTAGAGTTAATAAGTTTTTAGCATTTCACGATACAGAAACTTACGGCTATACAAATGAATTTGGCATTATTAGTATGCCTACCGGACTTATGCCAGCTATAGAAAAATTTATGGCGGCTAATTCAGAGTGGAAATTACATACTAAAAAGACTAATAACAATGGATTTTTAGTATTAGAAAAAGTTTTATAAAATGATAACAATAAAAGAATTAAGATGGAGTAATTGTTTTAGTTATGGAGCTAACAATGTTATCAATTTTGTTAAAGCTCCACTAACACAGCTAGTAGGAAAAAATGGTCATGGCAAGAGCAGTGTCGCCCTTATACTAGAAGAAGTGCTGTTTAACAAAAACAGCAAGGGTATAAAAAAGTCAGACATTTTAAATCGTTATATTAAAGAAAAAACATATACTATAGAGTTAGACTTAGAACGTGACGGAAATGACTATACCATACGTTGTAATAGAGGTACGCAACAAAGTGTAAAACTATTAAAAAATGGTCAAGACATTAGTGCTCACACAGCTACTCAAACTTATAAAATAATAGAAGATATTATAGGCATAGATCATAAAAGTTTTGCACAAATAGTATATCAAAGTAATGCAAGTAGTCTTGAGTTTTTAACTAGTGCGGATACTGCTAGAAAGAAATTTTTAATAGAAATATTAAATTTAACTAAATATACAAGAGCCGGTGAAGTATTCAAAGAACACACTTTAGAGTTGGGCAAAACTATTAGTGCTTGTCAAGCAAAAATAGCTACAATTAATAATTGGTTAGATAAATACGAAAAAACTGACTTAGTACAAAAAAGTTTTATAATTGTACCAGAATTGGATGAAAGTCTACCAAAACAAGTAGCAGAACTAGAAATAGAAATTGCAAATGTAGACAAAACTAATAGAAAAATCAATCAAAATAATACATATAAATCGCAACTAGATAAGCTAAATATTGAGCCTATTATAGGTTCTAAGCCTGATCTAACATTACTAACTAAATTACGTAGTGAACATACAGAGCATTTAAAAACCGTAAAAGATGGCGAAGCGTTTATAAAGAAACTAAAGACACTTAGCGGCATATGTCCTACTTGTTTTAGCTCTATTGATGAAGAAAAAGTCAAAGAATTAGTATATGCTAAAACCCATGAGGTCGAATCGGCCAGAGCCGAAGGCGTAGTTGCTATAGTAGAAATAGATAGACTAGAAAAAGAAAATAAAGTTTATCAAGATACTTTAAGTGCTATAGCAGAGTTTGAAAAACTACATCTATTAATTGATAAAGAATTGCCAGCTAATATACTAGACAAAAATGAATTGCAGGTACAGTATAATACATTAGCTCAAAGTTTGCAAGAGACTCAGCAACGTATAAAACGAGCTGAAGAGCATAACTTAAAAACTCAGCAACATAATAGTCGAGTAGATACAATAAAACAGCAACTGCAAGAAATGACTGAAGAACTAGAAGAGCATACGTTTCAACTAGGAATTATGAATGAACGTATGAGTATACTTCAAGTTTTAACAAAAACATTTTCAACTACAGGTTTAGTAGCATATAAAATAGAGTGTTTAGTAAAAGATCTAGAAGATATTACTAATCGCTATTTAGTCGATCTAAGCGACGGTAGATTTCAGATAGCATTTAAAGTAAACAGTAGTGATAAACTAAATGTAATTATTACTGATAATGGTAGAGATATTGATATTAATGCACTAAGTGGCGGTGAAAAAGCTCGTGTAAATGTAGCCACATTACTGGCTATTAGAAAACTAATGCAAACACTAAGTAGTAGTAGGATTAATTTATTAATCTTAGACGAAACTGTAGAAGCATTAGATGTAGATGGAAAAGACAAGTTAGTAGAAGTACTACTAAAAGAAGAACATTTAAATACATTTTTAGTTAGTCATGGGTTTACTCACCCGTTACTTGAAAAAGTAAATGTAATTAAACGTAGCAATGTATCGCGTATTGAGGCATAATATGGTTCGAGCTAAAAGGTTTGAGAAACTACTTGAAAGAAAACGCAAAAAAGTAGATAAAGCACAAGAAAAAATAGAGAAAGCAGATCAAACCGTTACTCAGTCGTTATATTTAAATATTGATGGAACAATAGACTGGGATAGACTGGTTATACATATTAGAGAGGCTTTACGTGGTAGATAGTCGTCAAAAAGGTGCTCGCACAGAAACACTAGCACGTGATATGCTGCGTAAGCATACTAAGTTAAATTGGGAGCGAGTGCCTGGATCAGGTGCTCTTGACCCTAAACATCAGCTTAAGGGCGACCTATACGTACCTGGGCAAACTAATAGGTTTTGTGTGGAAGTAAAAGGCTATGCAGATGACCATATTAATAGTGGGTTGCTAACACACAAAACTCCACAGTTGATCGAGTGGTGGCAACAAACACAGCGTCAAGCCCTACAAGTAGATAAATTACCACTACTTATATTTAAGCATGATCGCAGTAAATTATTTGTAGCTACTGTGGTATTTGACGATGATGCATTATTGGAAAAACGCTGGCTAATGTATAATGCTAATGATTATGAGTTTTATATTTTCCTACTAGAAGATTGGCTTAACCTAAGCACAATTAAATTTATATCTTGACAATTATCGTCAACAGTGATATAATAATAGATTACACTCAAGAAAATGACATGAAACCCTTCAAACAATTTGAAACAACTGATCAAACACTAATGATAGTAGATGCGCTTAATCTTGCGTTTCGATACAAGCACAAAGGCGCTAGAGATTTTGCAGAGGACTATTATCGCACTGTTGAAAGTCTAAAAAAGAGTTATAAAGCTAAATGGGTAATTATAGCCGCAGATCAAGGGTCTAGCAGCTATCGTAAAAATATTTATCCACTGTACAAACAAAATCGTAAAGATAAGTACGATCAACAAACCGACGCCGAACGCCTAGAATTCGAATTGTTTTTTGAAGATTTTACGGCCACACTAGAATTATTATCACAGCATTATCCTGTATTGCGTTTTCAGGGTGTAGAGGCTGATGATATTGCCGCTTATATAGTAGGCAAAAAACGAAAACTAGCCACTAATAATATTTGGCTAATGAGTAGCGACAAAGACTGGGATTTGCTGATCAAGCCGGGGGTAGGGAGATTTAGTTATGTTACTCGCAAAGAAACTACTTGGGAAAATTGGAGTGATCAATATCCGTTTGAGCCTGAACAGTATATTAGCGTTAAGTGTCTTATGGGCGATAGTGGCGATAATGTCCCTGGTGTGCCTGGTGTTGGACCTAAACGTGCTCAGCAATTGGTTGAAGAATATGGTACTGCCTGGGATATTATTGACAGTATTCCTTTATCTGGTAAATACAAAT